CTTGTCCATTAGAAGCTATAGTCATAGCATCTACATCAGAGGCAGAGCCTATAGTTTTACCATCACCAATAATTAAATCATCACTTAATGTTACTATTCCTGTGACTCCTAAAGTGCCACCTATGGTTGCATCATCTGTAACTGTTAAGTCGTCTTGTACTTTTAAATCTACCGCAGAAATACTAGCTAGAGCATCTACGACAGCAGCTCCAGAACCAGCACCATCAGAATAAACAATTTTAGTATCACCAGCAGGTATAGTTATGTTTGCACCTGAACCCTGACTTATAATTATATTTTGAGAACCACTTGTTCCATTTTCAATAAACCAAAGTTTAGATACTGTATTTGGTCCAATAGTTATAGTACAAGCTGAATCTAATGTGCCTGTATATTTTAAAAATATTGACCTACCAGGGTCAGTAGCACCATCTGCTATTGTAGTTGTATGCGTATCTGCATTAGTAGTTATAGCTTCTGTGCCAAAGCTAAACGCTTCAGCTATCAACTCAAGGTTAGTATTTGTACTTGTACCCCAAGTTCCTGACTCATCACCAGTTGCTATTTCTTTTAATCTAAGGTCATTTACATAAGTTGCCATTTTTTTCCTCTAATAAAATTATAAATAATTAAGCTACGTCTTGCCAATTAGGTGTTTGTGTTGTTGAAACTTCACTATAATTAGGTGTCTGTGATTTATCTACTAGTCCCCAAACATTAACTATTGTTGTTTCTCCAGTACCTTCTGCTCCAGTTGGCACAACTACAGCTTTACTTACAGTAGTTACACTTCCTACAGAAGTAGTACCAGCAAAACCTGTAACAGATAAATTATTATTTGTTATTAAACTTTCATCACCTAATCCGCTAGTTGATACTACAGCCGTTACACCTACTACTGCTACTGCTTGTACTACTACTGTTCCTTGTGCTGTAGTTCCTGCGTTGCCTGTTACTTCTGTTAATGCTCCCGCTAAAACAGTTTCTGAGCCTAAAGCTGTTGTACCTGCATTACCTGTAACAGAAACATTAGCATCACCAGATACACTTTCATCACCAAGACCTGAAGTAGATGTTACAGCAGATACACCTTGTACTGCTTCACCTATAACTACTGAATTGCCAACAGCACTTACAGCAGCATTTCCTGATACACTTACTGTAGCTTCAGCTACAATAGTTTCACTACCTAATGCAGATGTTCCAGCATTTCCAGTAGTTGTTACTAAAGATGCAGCTACTACAGTTTCACTTCCTAAAGCAGATGTAGCTGCTATTCCTGTAACTGCAATTAAAGATTTAGCAATTACAGTTTCGTCACCTACTGCGGAGGTAGCAGCAGTACCTGTAACACTTACAGAAACACTAACTGATGCAGGCTGACCCCAAGGACCTTCACCCCAGCCAGCACGACCCCATCCTGACATTTACTAAGCTATTCTAATTATTGCGTTAGATGCGTCTGCTGTAGGAAACTGAATTGTAAAATCACCATTAGTAGATGTTTTGTCACCACCAAATGCTAATACACATACTGCTGGGTCGCCTGATGCTGAATCATTAAATATTAATGCTCCATTGGCTGTAATAGTTGCAGAACTAAATGTTAAGTCTGCAAAATCTGTAAACGCAGTTGTGCTTGATGTAGTAGGGTCTACTCTAGTTAAAGAAGCTCCTTTTGCTGTGTAATTAGTTCCACTAGCTTCATTAGAAGTAGTATATGCAGTTGTACCAGCACCTAAACTAGCACTACTAGTATATAGTGCTAAATTAAATGTGCTACCGCCTGAGTTTTTAAAATTATGTACACCTTCCAAAAGTTCTTTTTTGAAAGAAGTACACATTGCTTGTGATATTGCCATTACAGCCTCCTTATAATATCTGCCATTTCTTTGTGACCTTGTTTCTCTAGCATACCTGCTACTGTTGACCTGTCACTTAAAATAGCTTGTTTTATATAAATTAAAATAACCTTTTCTATTTGCTCTTTAAAAGCTTCTGCCTGTGCTTTGACCATAGGGTCAGCATTATCACTAACTGAGACTAATCTCTCTAATATTCTCTCAGTCCAGTATTCAGGACTTAAACCTTTATTTTGGGTAGTTTGTACTGCTACCTGACCTATAGTAGATTCTGTCTTTACACTAAACATTATGTTCTTTGAATCCTATACATATCATCTCTATAAGTATCTACAGTATTTTCTGCTTCACCTAAATCTTTTAGTCTGGATAAAGCTTGTAAAAATCTTTCTTCATACTTTATCATTAAATCAGGTTCACCTTTCATATAAAGATAACCCTCCATAAGTGAACCATATAGCAAAGCATTTTTTGCATTAGTAGATAACCATGTATCACCACTATCACCTCCAGCAGTTATTGATGCAGGTCTGTAAAAATAATGCAGTTCTACTGTATAACTACTATCGGGTGTTGGTCCTACTATAAAACTAGTATTATCAAACAAAGCATAGTGTTTAGGTGTTCCTGATGTAGAAGCATTAGGATATGCCTCTCTAATAAAGTTTACGTCTTTATATAATAAAAAGTTTTGAGAACTTGAACTTGTAAAAGATAAACTATAGTTGTCTAAAAAATCTGAAGGTGTAGCTAGGTATGGATTACCTGAAGTTAAAGTGCCTTCTACATTTTTTCTAAATACAGGAAGATTAATATTTTTAAGTATACGTTCTTCTGCTTGTTTTATGATATTAGGCAAGTCAGAAACAAATGTAGTCTCTGTGTTTTGTAAATAATTTTGTATAAGACTTTTTAATTCTGAATATGTCATATCAACCTATGCTTATAGTTACTTTGCCTACTCCACCACGAATGACCATACCTGTGCTATTAACTGGGTTAAATCCAAAATAAGTAGTAGATTTTTCTTCACCACTATCTGTTCTAGGTTCAAACAAAGCTTGTGGGTCAGCCGTATTAAGTTTACCAACCTGTAGTTGTGGATGGTCAGGGTCTAAACAAGAATCACAAACTTTCAAACCATTTCTAGTTTGGTCTTCTATTTCGTACTTTAAGTCTTGTAACTTATATGTAAAACCACACCTGTCACAAATACCTAAAGCTTTTTTTGCTATTGCGTAAGCCATATCAATATACGCCTGCGTTAGGAACAAACTTTACAGATGCTCTTTCTCTATCAGCATCAGATACTTCATTCCACAATTCATCATAGCGAGCTTTAATCATAGGCACTCTTAACTGTGCCTCAGGTGATTTACAAGCAATATTAAAAGCTAAAGCATAAGTTAAACATGGTAAGTACCTAGCTGGCACGTCTGCATTATTAGACGCAGGTGCTCCTGTATCTTCTATTCTTTTTATGTAATCATAAACAAGCGTATAAGTTTGAGCATCATCAGGCGTTGACCATAAAACTATATTTATACCACCTGTACCTTTATCTGCAAAAAACTGTGTAGGTTTAGCTTTGTTTAATTTTTTGGCTTGATGGTTATATTCAGTTCTTGAAATTCTAGTGAGTTGTTGGTCAAATTGTTTTGACGTATCACCTGAATCAGTTCTAATAAAAGCATCTACTATTTCTAAAGCTGCGGTATTAGCAGCGTATGTGCTTGTGCCCGCAGTTAAAGTTTGTGTGTCTTGGGTTATTGTCCAAAGGTTAAGACCTTTGTTTTGCCACTCTAAAAAGATTAAATCTAAAGCACGTCTAGCATTTCTATAATCGTAACCAGAACGCATAGTTAAACCACATAAGTCATAAGCCTCTTCCATTATATCGGAGAGGTCTAAGTTAAATGCTGTAGTTCCACTTGTTGCCATCTATTTACCTTCCTTTCTTCTAATAGCTTCTTTACCTTTTTTAGCTATAGCAGCTTGTTCATTTTTACCAGCTACTTTAGCTCTTTGCTCTAATACTGTAAGTATTTGTATTTTTCGAGCAAAGGGTTTATTAATCTTTTTAACTTTAGCGACAGTTGCTCTCGCATCAGCAGGTGTAGCAAATTTAATTCCTACTGTATCTTTAGGGTTTTCATCTGTGTATAAACGTCTACCACTACCCTTAGGTTTTTTTCCCGTTCCTTTTTTTGGGTCTCTTTTTCTTTTCACTTTTACCAGCCTTTTGTAAAGCTATAGCTACAGCTTGTTTCTGAGGTCTGCCCTCATCTACAAGTTTAGATATATTATCACTTATAACTTTTCTTGACCTTCCTTTTTTTAGAGGCATGTTTCTTCTTGCTTGCTGGAGCTCTCTGAGTCATCACTCTAAAGTTTGCTCTTGTCATTACCATTTGACTTTATTCGCCCAATACGCTGCTGACATTTTACCTTTAGCTATATTCTTTCTGTGCCTAGCCTTAAAAGACTTACGTTTCATAGTTGTTTTTCTAGACTCACCTTTCTTAGGCTTACCTGCCGTTTTAGCACCTTGCTGTCCAAATCTTATAGTCTTAACCTTGTCGCCTTCTTTTGCGACAACTATATGAGACTTCTTAGGATGGTTAGGTGTTCTCTTAGGTTTGTTATAACCAGAAACTCCCGCCCTAGTAAGGCGGGAATCTTTCTTAGCTCTAGACATTTAAAAAATATTTACTGGTTTATGTTTTACCGCCACCAAACTTTTTAAACATCATTTCTTGAAAAGGTTCAATTTTAGGTCCTTTACCGCCTTTCATGCCACGCATCTCTAGTGTTTTACCTGCACCTTTCTTTTGCATTTTGGTTTTCATGCCACCAACTTTTTTCACAACTTTTTTCTTAGTGCTTTTACCACCACGCATCATTTTAGCTTTTTTTACTTTTGATTTATCCATTCCTGCCATTTGTTTTTCCTCGATTTTACAAGACTCAAAAAGTCTTTATTAATATAATTCTGATAATATCCTTTGGCTTCAATACTATCAGAAGCTTTAACTAAAACATCTAACCTTTGTATAAATATCTGATAATAGTCTTCATCAGATATAGGTTCAAAATGTTCTTGGTCTGCTGCATGAGGTATCTCTGTATCAGGGTGTGAACCCATTATCCAAAGATTCCTCGGTACTGCAAACTCATTAAGTAACATTATTCTTTCTTCTACTTCTTCTGCCGTTATGTCTTCGTAGTCTGTGCCACAATAAATAACAACATCATAAGCATCATCAAAGTTTTCAATGTAAGTAACTATGTCTTCCCAAAGACCACCCTTGCCCAAAACACATTTAACCTTTTGTTTATCCCATGAGTTTTTAGCAAAGGGACAAGCAGGTAAATCATTATGTTTTTTACAAGGAGCTTCTAATACTTCTTCACTCCACTTTCTAATCTCTTCAGCAAGTAAGAGTTCATCAAGCATTATTTTTTCTTTGTAGTCTTTTTCTTAGCTGTTTTCTTTTTAGCAGTTTTCTTTTTAGGTGCTTTACCGCCAACATAAGCTTCATTAACATCAGGTGTAGATGGGTCATCTGCCACAAAGTGACCATCCTCGTTTCTTGCTCTGACTCCATTTAGTTCGTCACATTTACGTTGTGCATCTTCTAAATCTGGGTCAGGACCAAAAACAGGTCTGTATATACCATCTTCACTTAGTTGTAGAACTTTATACTGTGCAGGAAACTGTCCTGTTTCAGAAACTACATAACTTTTAGTCTTTGCCATAATTACTCCTTAGTCAGAATAAACTTTAACCATTTCAAGAACTATAGAATAGGTGTCTCCTGAACTATGTCCTTTTGTAGTAAAAAGAATATCTCCTGTTTTACCTGAACCTGCGTTATTAGGAATGCCACCAAAATCAGCAAACTCCATGTGTCCATTACTACTTTCTGCTAATTCTGCAAGTAAGACATTACTTGTAGCATCAAAAAATAATTGCACAGACATACCTACGATAGCATGACTAATACGCATAACTCTAACTTCTGAACAGGCTACACCTGCTGCATTAGAAGCCAAAGCAGATACATCTACTTTGGCTACTGCGGATTCGCCAGTACCATCGCTGACATTGGTAAACTTCATAACACAATTTCTTTCACCATCAATGATGGTTTGTGAAGTTACTGCATCAGCCATGATTTACTCCTTATGATTGGTCAGTAAATGCTGGAGCATCTGCACCTTCTTGGTTACCCCAGATGTACCAGTTAGTTGAATCTTTACCTAAAATATTGATTTCAAATAAACCAAAGTCAGTTAGAGTAAGAATAGAGTTTGAGTTACCATCAGCGTAAACAGAAACATTATCTGCATTAGAATCTAAGTGAATGATTCCACCAATGAAGAAATTAGTATCTGAACCTGTATCAATGATAAGGTTTTCTGTTTCTTCTGCTGCACCACCATAAATAAATTTAAAGTAAACGCCAGCAGCAGGACTAGGTAATGTAAGAGTTCTATCTGCTGTAATAGCTGGAACTACATTAGTACGACCACCATTAGCTGTTGCTGTTAGTGTTGTATCTGCATCAGTTAAAGCTACAGGTGTAACCTTTAAACCATCACCATCTAAAGTAAATTCAGTAGTAATAGCACCTGTTGATGAATTTTTTGAAATGACTGTGTAGCCATTTTCAGACCTTACTGGTCCATTAAAAGTTGTGTTTGCCATAATTAAGTCTCCTTAAAAATCTATCGTCTTGGCTTGTCTGCTAG